TAAATGAAAGTAAAGGTTTTAAGGAAATTTAGAGACAAATATACAAAAGAAATATACGAAACTGGGCAGATAATAGATATAACTCATGAGCGGTATGAGGAAATAAACTCTACCGCTCATGGTATTTTAGTAGAGCCCATAGCAGTAGACCTGGAAAATATGACAAAAGCAGAACTGCTGGAATACGCGGAGGCAAAAGGAATCGAAGGGCTGAACAATAGAATGACTAAAGCAGAAATAATCGCCGCCCTTGAGGGGTGATGTAATGAATACAGAAACAGTATTACAATTGGTTAAAGCAAGGCTCGGAATTACAACTAACGTCAGAGATTCGTATATCGAGGCAATCGTACAAGGGGTAATAACAGAATTGGAGGACGCGCAAGGGTTAGTGCTTGATGGTGCTAACCCTTATCATTTGATGTTTGTGGTAGATTATTCTACATGGCGGTATCAGAACAGAGACAGTGAAGGCGCTATGCCAAGACATTTACAGTTCAGGCTTCACAATTTGATGATTCACGCAAATAAAGAAAGTGATGACAATGACATATGACCATGAATTAATTTTAATTGGGCATATTTACGAAGAAGACGAGTGGGGTAATCAGGTTCCAGTTGAGGTCAGAAAACCGGTGCTGTGTAATGTGAAATCTATCGGTAGGAATGAATTTTACAATGCAGCTATGACCGGGCTAAAGCCTTCAATTATTTTTGTAATACATGGTTACGAGTATGAAGGCGAGCAAGAAGTAGAATTTGAAGGCGAAATATATAAAGTCATAAGAACGTATGCAACAGGTTTTGAGGAGATAGAGTTAACTTGCGAGAAGGTGGCCGCAAATGGCTAAAAAAGTAAGTATCGATAATCTAACTGCTGAAATAACTCAGGCGATACAGCAATATACAGAAGACGTTAGCAAAGCAATAGAGGCGGAAGTAAACAATACTGCTAGAACAGTTTTAAACGAAGTAAAAGCAAATTCTCCAGTAAAGACAGGAGAATATAAAAAAGGCTGGGCCAGAAAGAAGAGTGCCGCCGGCGGTCAGATAAAGTACACCATATATAACAAAGAAAAACCCGGTATAGTACACCTTCTGGAATTTGGACACGCAAAGAAAAACGGCGGCAGAGTTGCAGCTAGACCACACCTAAGGCCAGCGTATGACAAACACGTTCTGGAAATGGAAAACCGGATTAAAAAAATCATCAAAAATGGTGGTGGTTAGCTATGACTTACATGGATCTAATAAATGAAATAAAAGCCCTGGGTTTTTCCTGTACCTACGGAAGTTTTAAGTCTAAACCGCCAATACCTTTTTGCACAGTTAACTTTGCTTATAATAACGACATGATAGCCGATAACCAAAACTATCAAGATGTAGGACAATATCAGCTTGAATATTATAACTCAATAAAGTATCCGCCTGATGAACAAAAAATCGAAAACAAACTTAAAGAATTACGTCTTCCTTATACCAAAGTGGAGACTTTTTTAGATAGTGAAGACTTATATCAGGTTATTTATGAATTTCAAATAATAGGAGGTTGAACTAAATGAGTGTAAACAAAGTGAAATACGGGCTTGAACAGGTCCATGTTGCTTTTTTCTCTGATGAGTCAACACCAGAAAATCCTTCTTGGGATACTCCAATCCCAATAAAGGGGGCAGTAAGTTTTTCAACATCTCCAGAGGGAGAGGAATCAGAATTTTATGCTGACAATACTAAATATTTCACTCATACAACAAACAACGGTTATACTGGGGAATTGGAAGTAGCTAATATCCCTGACGATATCCTTGCAGAAATGTTAGGGATGACAATTGATTCAAACGGAATGCTGGTAGAGTCTGCTGACGATGAGCCGAAGGAATTTGCCTTAATGGGGCAAATCCAGGGCGACAAGAGAAATAGGCGGTTTGTATATTATCGCTGCAAAGCCAGCAGGCCTGGGCAGGAAAGCAGTACTACTGAAGCAAGCGTGACTCCTACTACTGACACTGTAAGCCTGACGATACTCCCGCTTGAGAATAATAAGCTAATCAAGGGAGTTATCGAACTTAATGAAACCAATCAGGCGGTATATGACGCTTTCTTTGATACAGTAACATTGCCCGACACAATCACAGAACCAGGGGGAGGAGGTATTGCATGAGAACAGTTAAAATAGGGGATAAAGAGATAGGGCTGAAGGCATCACCTTTGGCCCTTTTGTATTACAGACAGGCTTTTGACAAGGACTTAATCGAAGATTTAGTTAGCTTTCAGGATATGGCCGGTATAGAAAATGGAGATTTTAGCGGCTTTGATTCTGTGAAGATACTGCAGATATGTTATGCTATGAACAAGGCTGACAATTTTGGAAAACAATTCCCGGACTTTGAAACCTGGCTATCAAAATTAGACGGGATTGATTTTGCAGATGAACAATTCATAATGGCAATAATAGAAGAAGCAATAGACGGATTTTTTCGTTCCGCAGGAAATGCTGCAGGGACAAAGTCAAATAAAAAGTGATCCGATATCAGATAGAATAGATCTGATTATATTAACAAATGCCAAAAGAATGGAGTTATCCTTTTCTGAATTGAACGAATTTAGATTACGTGATTATGTTGAGTATAAAAATATTTATCTGGGAAATAAACCAGCGGTTAGAAGCGCAACTCAAGAGGATATTGACAGACTATTAGCTTAACCCCCGATAAGGGGGTTTCTCCTTTAAGGGGGTGAAATTTTATGGCTGAAACAATACGTGGGATTAATATAGTTATTGGCACTGATACTACAGGTCTTTCAAAAGCCCTCAAGGACGTCAATGAGAATGCAAGAAACATTAGCAGTGAACTGCGACAGGTAGAAAGACTGCTGAAATTTGACCCCAAAAACACAGAACTGCTCGCCCAAAAACAAAAATTGCTTTCTGAACAGGTAGAAAACACCCGTGAAAAACTTGACAGACTGAGAATTGTTCAGGAACAGGTCAATGAGCAATTCCGCAAGGGCGACATCACAGAGGGCCAATACCGGGCTTTTCAAAGAGAGTTAATTAAAACAGAAAATCAATTAAAGTATTTTGAATCACAGCTTAAAAGCTCCATATCTGTGTCAGAAAAATTCGCAAAGCGGATGCAGGAAGCAGGAGAAAAACTGCAATCAGCTGGCAAGAAAATGGCTGATATTGGTAAAAACTTATCGATGAAAGTTACAGCGCCAATCGTAGCTATGGGCGCTGCTATTACAAAAGTGGGTATGGATTTTGAAGCGGCCATGAGTGAAGTTGCAGCAATTTCTGGAGCTACAGGTGAAGAACTAGAGTTATTAACAAAAAAAGCAAAGGAAATGGGAGCAACAACAAAATTTAGCGCCTCAGAGTCAGCAGAAGCGTTGAAATATATGGCTATGGCTGGCTGGGATACGCAACAAATGTTAGACGGTATATCTGGAGTAATGGCCTTGGCGGCAGCCAGTGGGGAAAATCTTGGAAAAGTGTCCGATATTGTAACAGATGCAATTACAGCTTTTGGAATGGAAGCAGCTCAAGCTGGAGAACTTGCAGATATTCTGGCAGCAGCTAGCTCAAATGCAAACACAAATGTTAGTATGCTAGGAGAATCATTCAAGTACGTTGCTCCTATATTCGGCAGTCTTGGATACAGCGCCGAAGATGCAGCACTTGCACTTGGGCTTATGGCTAATGCAGGAATTAAGAGCAGTCAGGCTGGTACTACATTAAGAAGCGCCTTGACAAGATTATCGAAACCAACCGGAGAAGCAGCAGAATTAATTCAAAAATTAGGAATACAACTAACAGATGCACAAGGCAATATGCTGCCTTTTGAAAGCGTGATGCAGCAATTAAGAACCGCATTCCAAAACTTGACAACCGAACAACAGGCACAATACGCAGCAACAATATTCGGGCAGCAAAGTATGTCCGGTATGTTGGCAATTATTAATGCGTCAGAAAAAGATTATCAAAAATTAAGAAATGCAATTAACGAAAGTACAGGCGCAGCAAAAACGATGGCCGATGAAATGCAAGACAACCTTTCGGGTAGACTAACTGTTCTCAAAAGTTCTATCGAAGGGGTTGCATTGCAATTATTCGATGCCATGATTCCAGCACTTGAAAGTGTCGTAGGAGCAGTTCAAAAAGCAGTCAATGCTTTCTCTAACTTGAGTCCTTCTATGCAAAAAACAATAGTAATCACAGCAGGAATAGCTGCTGCATTGGGACCCGTGTTGGTTGTATTAGGTAATATTACATCTGTCATAGGAACATTATTACCGTTACTTGGTAGGCTTGCAACTGCGATCGCTGGTATATCAGCGCCAGTAGTTGCAGCTGTAGCTGGTGTAGCGGCTTTTGCAGCTATTGCCGTTGAAGTATATCGAAACTGGAACGAAACGAAAAATGCACTCATAAACATTTGGGAGCTTATCAAAGCCTCTGCAAAACAATTGGGTCTAAATATTGCAATAGTTTTTGAAGAAATGAAAGCAACAGTCCTGAATGTTATTGACGCAATGCTGGAAAAACTGGGAGTGCTTGAAAAACTCCCGTTTGGAATAGGAGATAAATTTAAAGGGTTAAAAGATAATATATCTAACAGTGCAGATGCTTCAGCTGCTAAAATTGCAGAGCTAAAAGAAGCGGCAGAAGAAAACGGGAAAAGAGTCTCTATGGCTATAGAAGGAACAAAAGTAGCTTTTAGAGATATGGGAACAGCAATTGCAAACGATGTAAAAGGTGTTATAGCCTCAATAAAAGGCCAGACAAAGGTTATTGAAGAAGAAGCCTATGAACAAGTTGAAATAGTCGAAGATGGGCAAAAACAGCAGTCCATTATTACACTTGATGAAAATCAATACAGAACTGATGTTACAGCAAAGGAAGAAGAAAAACAAACTGAGATTGTTGAAGAAGAGGCTGAAGAAAGAGCTAAACTCAGAGAACAATTTGAACGGCAATGGAACGAAAAACTTTTTGAATTGACTGCTAGCAGGTTAGAGAAACTGGAAAAAGAAAAGGAAGAAGCCTTGGCTAAAGCTGAAGAACTAGGAGCTGACAAAACCGCGATAATTGAATACTATAGCAAAAAAGAACAACAGATCCGGGAAGAACAACGTCGTAAAGAAGAAGAGGCCAGGCAGAGAGAAATT